CGATGCGAGCAGGAGATCGCGAAGCAGCCGCAGTGCCAGCCATTCGGCGGATAGTTGGTTTTCCAGAAGCTGTCGTCAGCGGAGAGCACCAGGCCGTCCCAGGCGAGGTGCTGCTGGCGCGGGTGCAGCGAGCCGGAATGGTTGTACTCCAGGAACGGGAAAGCCTGCAGCGTCGCCGGCGCCGTCTGCTGCGCCCAGCGGCCGGCCGCATAGGCCGTCCTCAGATTGGTGTCGAAGATGATCCGGGTGCGCCAGCCGCGCTTGCCGTTGTATTGCCAGCCGTGGCGCTGGACGATGTCGTCGAAGCCCTTGCGGAACTCAGCGATGGTCGTGCCTTTTTCCAGCGCCTTCTCGATCTCGGCGCGAAAGTCGGCGACGATCGCGTCGGTCGCAGCACCGGCCACCATGAAGGCTCTGCTATGGGCAGCGGCATAGACGTCGGTCCATGATTTCGTGGTAACGCTGGCCTTGTCGCGAAAGAAGCGGATCGCCTCCTCGAACGGCTGGTCGAAAGCGGAGGCGATCGTGGCCACCTTCGGTCAGCCCTTCAATGCCGCCTGAAATCGGTTTTAAACGGGGCTACAGCGATTTCGCGGCCCTCGCGCGTGTCTTCGTCCGTCAGAGGGGCGCAGCGCATTCCTGGCAAAACGTCGAAGGACCTCATTTCCGGCGGCGGGCCAGATCGTCGAATAGGGCGGCCTGGCCGGCGAGGTGCGCGAGCGCCATGCCGCGCGCCATGGCGTCGGAAAGCTGGTCGGGCGATAGCTCCATTCGGGCAAGCTTGGCGGCTGCCTCGGCGAGCGTCTCGCTCTTCTCCAGCACCTCGCGGATCTCCGAAGTCAGTCCGGCCAGCGCCCCGGCCGCGTCCTCTTCCAGGCGGCGGGACATGACGTCGACCAGCTCGTCGGTGTCCTCCCGCTGCTGGCGCGCGGCCATCAGCCGCCGAATGGTGTTCAGCGTGGTGTCGTCGCCCGGCGCCTGTCCAGGGAGACCGGGCTTGCCGTCCTTGCCCAAAGCCGGCGGTGCCTGCCGTCCGCCGACCAGCTCCTTGGCGCCCGCCGCCGGCGCCGGGATGCCGAGCCGGCCGCGCAGGAAATCGGCCTCGGCTGTCAGCCCGAGCGGCGCGAGCTTCTGGAACGCGTCGGCGAAGTCCTTGAGCGGCACCTCGTCGGGCCGGCCGATGCGCACCTTCGGATAGTGGTCCTGCGGCCCGAACTCGAACGCGACCAGGTTGGGGACGATCTGGCGGTTGACCGTCGCCGACAGCGCGATCGCGTCGGAGCGCTCGATGTCCTCCTGGACAAGGCGGTGCTCCTGGGCGACAGCATGGCCGCCCGACACCGCGTCGGTCGTGGTGGTTTGGCCGAGCACCGCCTTCGATATCTGCCGGTCCATCCAGTCGGCGCGCCGCTCGTACATGTCGGTCGAGGCGCCCTTGGCCGCGACTTCCTGGAACTCGATCAGCATGTCGGACGGAATGATCGCCGCGCAGTCGCCGGCGATGTTGGCGACCGCCCGCCACAGCGTGTCCTTCTCCTCGTCGGTGGCGTTGCGGCCATATTTGCCGATGCGGATCGGCATGCCGAAATTCTGGCAGAAGATCGCCCAGTCCTTCAGCGTGAAGGACTTGTACATCCACGCCCAGCTTGCCACCCGCGCGATGCCGGAGCGGATGGTCTGGCCGGACTTCGACTTCGCCCGGTGCACCACGAACTTGTGCGGGGCAAGCGGCTGGTCGCCGGCCGGCTCGCGCAGCAGCACCGTCTCGCCGTCGATGCGGTCGAAGGTGAACCAGCGCTGCGGCCGCCAGATAAATTCGCGCGGGCAGGTATGGCCGAGATGCTCGCGCCAGTCGACTTCCATGACCGAGAAGCCCTTGCCGATCGCGTCGAGCATGTCGAACAGGCCGGCCGCCAGGATATCGTCGTCGATCCAGGACTGGACGTATTCGGCGTGCTGCTTGTGGTCGGCTGCGTCGGAGGCCGGCTCCACCGTGATCGGCAGTTGCGCGACGGAACGCTTGCGCGTGCCGAGCACGCCGAAATAGTGGAGGTCACGCTCCTCGATGTCCTCGGCCAGTTCGAGATATCGCAGCGGGTCGCCCTGGGCGGCCTCGCGATGGATCTGCGCGAGCCGCCGCGGCGTCAGCCCCTCGGCCGGATGCTCGGAGATCGCCGAGCGCACCCCGGTCAGCGTGGCGCCGGCGCGCTCGGCCGGTTCCCGGCCTGCCGACTCCGTCTCCTGCTCGGCCGGGAGCGAGGCCGGCTCGACCGGCTGCCCGGATGCGTCCAGGAGCCGCTTGCTCGCGGCAGCCATCAGCGATTTCCAGATGCTCACCAGAGCGCTCCTCTCAGCTCGGGATTGATCGAGCGCTCACGCCGATCGTCATCGTCGGGTCCGTCCGGCCCGCCCGACCGGCTGCCCGGCACGACCGGGGTGTAGCCGTATTCGTGCCACTGCAGGCGAGAGGCGGCGAACGCTAGTACCAACGACACCGCGAAGTCGCCGTGGCGTTTCTTGCCGGCATCACCAACCCGTTCGGCCGGGATGGTCGGAACTCCGCGAACGACCTTGACCAGGCGCAGATCGTCGACGTGGTCTTTGTCCTTGATCAGCGCCACCGTCCCTTCCTCGAAGGCGACCTTCACGGGCGGAAAGTGTTCGTTGTACCAGGGCGTGGTTAGGTTCACCTGCCACACCAGGCCGTTGACGACTTTCTCCGGGTCCGGGTTGGGAATGTAGAACCCGAATATGCGGCCGAGGTCCTCGGCGAGGTTCATGCCCATGCCGGTGGCGTCGACGCTGGCGCCGCACAGTCGTGGCGCGCCCCTCATCAGCTTGGTGGCGATGACCTTCTGCTCTTCGAACGGCACATTGCGCATTTCGATGGTCAGCGCTTCGCAGCGGTTCAGCACCTGGTCGGTCGCAAGCAGCGTCAGAATGGCGGGGTCGGAGCGGCGAGCCGGATCATAGCCCAGCGCATGTTCCTGCTTTTTGTCCAGCGCACTCACCGCGTCGTCGATCGCCTCCAGATGCGGCGCCATGAGGTGGCGGCGCTTCAGCTCGGGCAAATGCAGGAAATCCGGCGGCAGGTCGATGCGGATGATCGGCGCCTCGTCCGGCTCGATGGTCATTCGCGCTTCGATCAGCGGCGTTGTCAGCCAGGCGCCGGAGCCCATCGACGGGATGCAGAACAGCTCCTCGTCGGCGCCGTCCGCATAGAAGTCGATGATGTCCTGCCGCCATGCCGCCTCGGCTTCCGGCGACCATTGCTTGCCGGTGACCAGGCAGATGCGCTGGTAGAGCCCGTCGAGCAGCGCCTGGTCGAAGTCGATTTTGATGTGCTTGCCCTTGCGGCGTTCGCCCAGGATGTCCTGGACGAGCACGTTGAAGTCGTTGTCGACGCCGTTATGCGTCGAGCACACGACCACCTGGCCGCCCCACATCAGGAAGGCCAGCGCGGCCTTCAGCAGCTCCTTGAGATTATCGACGAAGGCCGCCTCGTCGATGATGACCAGGCCCTGCTTGCCGCGCAGCGAGCGCGGCGCCGACGACAGCGCGAGGATTTCGAAGCCCGACGCGAAGCGGATGCGGAAGGCCTGGATATGCCGCGTCTCGCCCGGATCGTCCGGGTCGGTGTCGTCGAACAGGAATTCACCGGTGTCGACCACGGCCTGGGCGAAGGCGCGCGACCACATTGCGCAAGCGTCGATGAACTCGCGCGTCATCTCCTGGCTGTAGGAGATGTACATGGCGTCCATGCCGCCCGCCTCGCGGGCACGTCCGGCGCGCAGCACGGCGTAGGAGGCGAGCGCCCAGGTCTCGCCGATACGGCGGCTCTTCTCGATGACGAGCAGCGCCGTGCCGCTCTCCAGCTCGGCGACCGTGCCGGCCTGGTAGCCGAGCAGCACGTTCGGCAGCCCGACGCTGTCGATGACATGGTCGAGGTTCGCGATCGATGCGCGGCGGACCTTCTCCCATTCCTCCTTTGAGATCGGGCCGCTCACGAGCTGGCTCCGCAGGCGGCGGCGATCTCGTCCCGCGCCTCCTCGAGGAGACGCTGATATTCGGTCAGGTCGACTCGTTCGGGCAGCCGCTCACGCCGGCGCTCGACGATCTCGATCTCGCGGCGCACGGCATTGTTGAGCGCTGTGGCGACTTGGTAGGAAACGCCGATGACAACGAGGCGATCGGTCACTGGATGGCTCATCGCGAAATCGCGCCCATCGACAGGCGGGGAATGTCACCGAAGCGTCCTTCATAGCCGGCGCTGAGGGTCGCGTGGCGTGCTGCCCAGACCTCGGCGGTTGACTGCCAATCACTGGCACGGTCGAGTTTGCCTTTCGCGGTCCAAAACTGGCTCGAGCTCACGGCGCTCCACAACGCGGTCTCTGCGGCGGCTACAGACCGCCGGAGCAGTTTTTTGGGCGCGGTGTCGGCGAATACGACAAGGTGGGCGTCGGCGCTCATTTGGCCTTCACCCCGAGGATCTTCGACTTGATCTCCTCGGCCGTCTCGGCCGACATGCCCTTAAGCTTGGCGACCTGGTCGACGGCCTTCACCGCCTCGGCCCTGAAATCCTTCTCCACCTTCGACCGCCGGCGGCTCGATATCTCCTGCGCCTGTGTGGCGCGGTAGAGCGCACCGGCGAGCTGCATGGCGCCTTTCGGCTCGACGCCGCTGCGGCCGCTGTCCATCAGCAGCTCGTAGACCAGCGTCTTGATCGCTTCGGACGCGATCAGTGTCAGCTCGTCGGAAGCCTGCGCGTTGAACTTGGTGGCGATCGCACCGGCGATCTCGCGCGTCTCTGAGAGACGGCGCGTCATGGCCGCCTGGCGCAGCGAATAGCGGTTGAACGAGGAGAAAGACGGTATCTTGAAGTCGAGCTCGCCGCGGCTGTCCCGCTTCAGCGCATTGAGCTGGTTGAAGAACTCCTCATAGATGTCGAGCTGGGTCCGGTCTTTGTCCAGCAGCGCCTGCGCCGCGGTCGCGACGATATGGTCCGCGTCCCGCGGCAGCAGATCGATGCCGGACAGCCTGCCGCGGCCACGTGAGGCTTCCGAATTGGCCATGTCACGCCCCGATCGACGGCTTGGCGATCCCGTCGATGAACGAGCGCCGCTCGACATGGTCGACGCCGGCGCGTGTGATCGCCGCCACCAGCAGCGCGTCGGCCTCGGGCCGGTCGATCGAGATCACACGGACGGCGCCCAGCTCCGCCATCTTGCGCAGTTGCGTGCGCACCCACTCCCGCGATCGGTTGTAGCCGAAGCGGTCGAGCGCGGCGGTGAGAATGGTCTCGTTCAGCCGGCCGTCAGACTGCGCGGCAAGCTCGCGAAGGATCACGAGTCGGGCGTCGAGGGTCAGAAAATCCGAATAGTCGCTCATGACACCTTGGCCTGGCTGATCAGGAATTCCTCGACCCTGCGGGCAGTCCGCTCCGTCGCCGCCGAGGTCGCCACCATCGACGCCATTTGCGTCTGCATATCCTTCATCGTCAGCTCCAGCCGGTGCAGGCTCGCAAGGTCCGGCATGTGCTGCATGTTCGCTTCGATGAGCTGGACGCGGCTGGCGAGCCCGACGGTCGCGTCGTCGGCCTCCTTGTCGCGCGCCGCTTGATTTTCCTTGTGTGCCGCGAGATCGGCCGCGACCTTCTTCTCGCCCGACGACAGCCAGCCCCATAACAGGCTGGCGATCGCGAGCAACGCGCCGAGCGGACCGGCCCATTCCCTTATGATGTCCACTACGCGCTTCTCCTTGCCTGGCGTTCCTTGAAGGTCGCGCAGTCGATGCAATCGTCGGTGTTGGGCATCGCCGCGCGGCGGGCCGGCGAGATCTCAGCGCCGCAGTCGCAGACGAAGCGGCCGGACATGCCGCGCAGCGCATCCTGGGCGCGCCTGACGCCGGCGGCGCGCTCGCGCTCGACGCGCTCCTCGGCAAGGTCGATCGCCCGGCTGCCGAACTCGCTCACGGTCCGCCTCCGATCTCGCGGGCCAGTTCGTCATAGTGGCCGGCGCAGCGGTCGGTGCGCGCGTTCTGCCGGTCCAGCGCGCCGCGCTCCCGCTTCAGGATGGAGCGGATTTCCGCGCCTTCGGCCAGCGCGGCATGCGGCTCCTTTTTGCGGCAGTCGTCGGGCCAGGCAGGCAGGCTCACGCGCGCCTCGGCCCGGCCGCGGTCGGCCGCAGCCTCCTCGATGCGGAGCCGCTCAAGGCTGCCGCAGCCACTCAAGATCGTCGCGATCGAGCAGGCAAGCACGGCCAGCCTCGGCCAGTTTCTTCTCATAGTCCGCGATCTCCTGTTCGCGTTTTTCACCTTCGGCCGCCTGGCGCGCCTCGGCCGCGGCGAGCGCCTGGGTGTAGCCGGCCAGCGCCCGCTCGCCAGCCTCGCGCAGGCGCCGCTCCTCGGCGAGCCGGGCCGCGAGCGCTTCCTTCTCGGCGCTGTGCACGAGGTCCTCGACGGCTGCGTCCACGGCCTGGCGCACCGCCGAGGCCTTGTCGACCTGCATCCAGATCGCGATCGCCGCGATGAGGGCGAGCGGAATCGGGATCGTGATCCTCGCGACCTTCCAGGCGAGGCCGAGCACCGTGCCGAGCATCAGGCCTGGCCTCCGTCCTGTCCTGAACCTGCCGAAGGAACCTGGTCCTGGTAGGCGCCCTTGCCGAGGATGGTCATGACGTTGCGGTCATCCCAGACCGCGCCGAACACGTAGGAGCCGATCACGGCGCCCGACAGCAGGAAGCAGCAGGTGGCGATCGTCTGGTTGAGTTGGGTGTCGGCGCCGCGCACGATCAGCCAGGCGATGACTGCGGCGCAGAAGATCAGCGTGCCGTGCACGATGCGCCGCCGCACCTTCCAGGGCGGTCGGCCGATCATCTCGGGCTGGTCGTCGGCCACGCTCAGGCCTGCACCAGAGCGCCGCGGATCGCCTTCTCGAAGCCGAGCGCGTAGCGGCCGATCTT